AGGACGACGTCAACGCACGAATGACCGACCTGGTGAAGCGCGTCATGGATAAGACCTCACAGGAGCTCATGTAATGGCTGTAGTACTCCCGATCGTTTCAGAATTTGACGGTAAAGGAATTAAGCGCGCAATTGCCCAATTTAAGCAATTAGAAACCACAGGCGAAAAAGCCCAGTTTGCAATTAAGAAAGCGGCGGTGCCGGCAGCTGCCGCGCTTGGCGGATTGGCGTTAGCGCTTGGTGACGCAACCAAGGCCGCAATGGAAGATCAGCAAGAGCAGGCGGCGTTAGCGCTCACTTTGCAAAATGTGACTGGCGCGGGTGCTGCACAGACTGCACAGATTGAAGAACAGATATCGGCGATGAGCAGAGCGTCTGGCATTGCGGATAGTGATTACCGCAAGAGCCTTGAGGCTTTGGTGCGCGGTACAAAAGATGTGGACATGGCCATGAAAGACATGAACCTTGTCATGGACATCAGTACAGCGCTCCAAATGGACAGCGGAACTGTGGCCGACGCATTGGCCAAGGCATACCAAGGCAACTTTAAAGCGCTTCGATCATTGACTCCAGAAATGGCAACAATGATCAAAGAGGGCGCAAGCCTTAACGAGGTCATGGACGTGCTTGGCGGTACGTTTGGCGGCGCTACCGCTGCAAGCGCAGAAACCGCAGCAGGCAAAATGAAGATTCTGTCTAACTCGATCGGCGAAACCAAAGAGTCAATCGGCGCCGCGCTCTTGCCAGTAGTCGAGGCCGTGCTTCCTATTTTGCAAAAGTTTGCTGACTGGGCACAAGATAACCCAGGCGCATTTTTATTTATTGCTGGCGCCATTGGCGCGGTTGCCGCCGCGATCGTGGCAACAAACATTGCTATGGCACTCAACCCGTTTACCCTTATTGCTGCAGGAATAGCCTTGCTGGTCGTTGGGCTTATTACTGCTTACAAAAAGTTTGAATGGTTCAGCACGGGCGTCAACGCTGTAATTAACGGCATCATCGGCGTGTTTGAAGCTTTTGCAAACAATTGGATAAAAGTAATTAACGTTATTATCAAGGGTTATAACGCGCTTCCGCTGTTGCCTGACATCGGTTACATCAACGAGATAAGTCTTGGCCGTATTGGTGACAAGGCAAATAACCCGTCGCGCACAATGGACATTCCGCGTCTGGCCGAGGGTGGCATCGTGTCAAGTCCTACGCTTGCCTTGATTGGTGAGGCTGGCCCAGAGGCAGTAGTGCCATTAGATCGCATGCAATCAGGTGGCGGAATAACTATCAACGTTACAGGCGGTCTTGCCACAAGTGCCGAGATCGGTGAGTCGGTCGTTAACGCCTTGCGCGCCTACTCGCGTAGCGCTGGGCCGTTGCAGTTGCAGGTGGCGTAATGCCAGGCGTGGCCGTTGTTGATTCTGGCAACTATGACTTGCAGATCGCCACAGGTTTTCAGGTTGACGCGTTTGTTCTTGATGACGCGCTAAAAGGCGTTTTAGATAACACCGAGTATGTGCTTGACGGCACGACTGAGTTTGCCGATGTGATGGACTCGACTGTCAGCGTTAACGTGCGGCGCGGTCGCCGTGATGTGGGCGATCAGTTCAGCGCTGGCACAATGACATTCACCATCCAAGACGTGGACGGAATCTTCAACCCGTTTGACCAAAACAGCCCGTTTTACGACACCCCACAATCCAAGCCAGGGCTTGCCCCATTGCGCGAAGTACGACTAATCCGTTACAGCTCAACCGATGTGCCCGAATCATTGTTTAGCGGTTATGTCGTCAACTATGACTACAACTTTGCGCTCGGCGGTCTTGACACCGTGACTGTGTACTGCGCTGACCAGTTTTACCTACTTGCACAAACATTTCTAGACGAACTAAACGTCACCCCAGAGACATCAGGCGAACGCATAGAAACCGTCCTAGACCTACCAGAAGTTGACTTTCCAGCAGGCGCTCGAAGCATCGCCACAGGCACCGTCAACTTGGGCCATGACAGCGCTTACACCGTGCCGGCAGGAACAAACGTGCTGCAATACATAAGCCAAATAAACCAAACCGCCGAGTTTGGACGCTTGTTTATGTCAAGGGCTGGCGTGCTTACATTTCAAGATCGTATTGGCACCACGTTAAGCGCGCCTATCGCAGCGTTCCATGATGACGGCACTAACTTTAAGTATGACGGGGTTGGTATTTCTTTTGAGGCTGACTCGGTAATTAACCGTGTTGTCGTTACAGGGCTTGACGGCAAAACCGCTACCGCAACTGATGCAGGGTCTATCGCAACTTATTTTATTCAAACAACAAGCATTACTAACAGCCTGCTACATGTGCAGGGAGAGATTGACACCGCGGCGTCCTACTTGCTGAACCCAGAACCCGAACCGCGCTATACATCCGTGGCAACCAAGTATCTGATGCTGACCACAGCCCAAAAGGACACCTTGGCAACCCTGGACATTGGCGACACAATCAGCGTAGAAAAAACGTTTCCTAGCGGTACTGGCACGACCCAGTTGGCACAAGAGCTGTCCGTTGAGGGCATCGAGCATCGGCTGGATTTCAGCACAGGCCACAGCGTCCTTTACAGCACCGCGCCAACAACGATCGTGTTTGAGTTGATATTGGACGACGCCGTGTATGGCACACTCGACGCAGAGAATGTCTTAGGATAAGGAGCACTTATGGGAGTTAACGCACAAACATCAGTTCCAGCATTTACCGCAGGTCAGGTACTAACGGCTGCACAAATGACCGAAGTGAACACGGGTATTCCTGTATTTGCTACGACAACAACCCGTGACGCGGCTTTCGGTGGAACAGGCGAAAAGACACTTGCCGAGGGCCAATTTGCTTACATTGAAGCAAACGATGCAACACAGTATTACAACGGTTCAACATGGGTAACTTTGACAAGCCCGTTATCGCTTGTGATCGCTCAAACCATAGGCACAGGCGTTTCTACGGTGACAGTATCTGGCGCGTTTAACGGCACGTTTGAAAACTATTTAATTACCATGTCTAATTCGACATGGTCAGCACAAGATCAAGCAATCACGTTTGTTTTAGGTGCTTCAACCGCAAGTTACAATTCAAACTTGTTGATTAGCCGTTATGACACAGGCGCTGTAACAAACCTAAACAGAAATAACGCTGCAAGCGCATACGTTGGCGTAACGGACGTAAACAAAGCACAAAACTTTGCAATAAACGTATTCAGCCCACAGTTGAGCGCATACACAAACTGGTCTGGAACAAACAACGGTTATTTGTTTTCTGGTGTCTCTGGCGGTCATCATGCAGTAGCAACAAGTTATACCGCGTTTACAATTGCAGCGGCAGGCGGCGCAACAATGACCGGTGGAACTATTCGCGTATTCGGATACTCAAACAGTTAAGGCTTAAACATGACCTACCTAGTTCAAATAGACGATCTTGTGCGTGAAGCAACAAAAAACGAAACCGCAGCAATTGAAGCACAAATTGCAGACGCCGAAGCACAAGCGCAAGCCGACGCCGACAAAGCAAATCTTAAAGTTGCCACACTCGCCAAACTTGGACTTACTGCCGACGAAGTAGCCGCTTTACTGTCGTAATGCGATGGCGACCGTTGATCGGTTACGCGCTACTAGTTGTAGTGGTTGCGTGGGCGGTATCTAGTTGCGGTTATGACGGCTCATATCGCTACCCGTGCCAAGACCCAACAAATTGGGAAAAGCCTGAATGCGAACCACCGATCTGCAATCCATCTGGAACGTGTACAAGGGATTTGATTTATGAGACCACGCCTTAAACCCGAAGAGTTACACGCTCGACTAATCGTTGTTGTCGGCATCATTCTTGCCAGCGTGTTTGCAATTACCGTGCTTGGCTTTGTTTATGCGCTTATGTTCGTGACCCAGCCAATAGGCCACCAAAGCCCTAACGATTCTGCATTTATAGACCTGCTGTCAACCTTGACCGTGTTTATGACCGGCACGTTGTCAGGCTTAGTTGCCTCAAACGGACTAAAGTCAAAAGCAAAAGAAGGAGCCAAAGATGTTGAAGCCTAAAGACAAAGCCCTACTTGCCTCGTACGGTCGTTCGATGCTCGCCGCGGTCGTTGCGCTCGCAGTAACAGGCAACACCGACCCAGGCGCATTGTTAGCAGCTGCAATCGGCGCGGTCTGTCCAACAGCGTTGCGGTATTTCAACCCTAAAGACATGAAGTTTGGTCGTGGCAGTAGCAAAGGCTAAGGCTGGCGTCCCTAACGCTAGGGATTACATCGGCAACGCTGACGGCCCAGCAGCAGGCCCACGTGCCGGCATGAACGAGTTTATTAAACAGTTGATCCATCATTCTGGCGGCGCGGTCTGGAATAACGGCGCTTACGGGCGTAGGGACATGAAAGGAAAGCCAGGGTCTTTGTCGGTGCATGCAACAGGTCGCGCGGTGGACATGTCGTATCGAGGAAGCGCGCAAAAGCCACAAGCGTCACGCAAATCTGCTTTGCCGTTTGTAGAAAAGTTGTGCGCAAACGCCAACGAATTAGGCATCCAGATGGTGATTGATTATTTCCCTGCACCGCACGGTCGCGCATGGCGTTGCGATCGTCAAGCATGGAGCAAATACACCAAGCCAACAGTCAGCGGAGCACCTGGCGGAGACTGGTTTCACTTTGAGATTTCACCACAGGCCGCGGACTCGGTGATCTTCGTTAAAGCCGCATTCTTAAAGGTCTTTGGGGAAATCCCACCCAAGGCTTGATCTATGTTCTAGGGTCGGAGTACCGACAAAAGGACAGGCAATGACTGACCCACAGATCTTTGATTACAGCGTCTATACAGGAGTGATGGACAACGGCCAAGAAATCTTGGTTCAGATCTTTACCAACCCAGAATCGGG